TCTGAAGCTGTACCACTTACTCCAGTCACTACAGCTAATACTACAGGAGAGCCCCATGTACCTCGACCCCATGGTCCAGAACTCCAACCAGTCCAAGTCTCTACAAATTCTGCATATCCCAGTGCAGTCGTACCACTCACACCTGTCGGGCTAGCTGTAGCTTTAGCTATATTTGTTACTGTGCCAATAGCTCCAGTAGATGCTACACCTGTTACAGAAGTTGTACCCTCTGCACTTACACTTGAGGAACCTAATGCTCCAGTGCCTGCAACACCTGTGACTAAAGCAGAAGCTCTAATTTCAAAGCTGACTGTTCCTTCACTTACTGTGGCACTTACGCCGGTTACAGACGCGTTAGCGTTCGCTGTTACTGTGACAGTCCCAGTACTTGTCGTAGCAAGAAAGGTTACAGGGTTATCACCAAAAGACTCTGCGTCCCAGGTCCCCGCCCCCCAGCCATCTAAGGGGATTATCACATCAGCCATTTAAGCCTCCTGTTAGGCTATACGTATAATAGCGTTAGTAGCATCAGCTGTAGGAAATACAACAGTAAAGTCGCCCGCAGTTGAAGTCTTATCTCCACCAAAGTCTAATACCGCCACAGATTTATTACCCTGTGTGCTATTATAAATTAATGCACCTCGTGCTGTAATAGTAGCTGATGACCATGTTTCGTCATTAAAATCTAAGAACGCTGTAGTGCCTGACGAAGTCGGAGCAACTGTTGTTAAGTCTTGTCCGCCTGATACATATCCAGTACCTGATGCTTCGTTTGATACTGTGAATGCTGTAGTTGTTGCACCTAAAGTAGCTGATGATGTGTATAAAGCCATTTTCATAGTATCAGCAGTTGTGCCAGCACGAGCTACTGTAGTACCAAAAGCATGAATACCGTTCAACAGTTCAACTTTAAATGACGTACACATTGCTTGAGTAATTGCCATTTTATATCTCCAAAAGTTTAATTAAATCTGAATGCCCCGCATCATGCAGTTTATTCGCTATTGTTGTATGATTAGACTTGATAGCCTTTTTCATATATTGCACTAGAACATGTCTAATGTTATTTTTGTAAGCTTCTGCTTGCTCACGTATTAACGGATTAGCATCTTGTGCTACATAAATAATTTTTGCCAATGCCATTTCCGCTACCTGTTCAGGGGAATGTCCTTCTCCGCTTGTTGTAATTACATCAAAGTCTACACCCTGTATTATTTCTGCCTGATTATCCATTATCTAACCGGTATCCTTTCTTGCCCACTTCTGTAGGCATCTCGTCTATTTTTACCTTCACCTAAATTCTGCAATAACTGCATAGCTTCTGCATATCTTGCAGTATACTGAGTAACAGTTTCTGAGTCTTCTTTCATGAAAGCAGCTGCTTCAAGTAGTGATCCATAGAAGAGAGCAGTATCAAAATTATCCCCAAGCCAAGTATTAGTAGCAGTGACAATACTCTCAGGGTAGTAATAATAATGTAGCTCAGACTCATAGTTATCATTCGGTGTCGGTCCTAAAATCATAGTAGTATCATCAAATATTGCATAATACTGTGGTTGTCCATAAAATCCAGAATCTGTATCTGGAAAGGATTCTCTAATAAAATTTACATCTTTGTTTAAAAGATAAGTGTACTCATTGTCACTATTAATTACAGCAATACTAAATGTTGATAACCAATCACTAGGTAAAGAAAAATACTTATTACCAGATGTCATAGTACCTGTAACATTTTTACGTAAGTCAGGTAACTGAACAGTATTATAAATGCGTTGTTCTGCATTCTGTATAAATGTATTAACATCATCTGTTGTATACTGATTTTCAGTGTATGACTGTATAGCCGATACTAATTCTGTATAGTTCATTACTTATCCTTATGCCATTGGGCCGCGAGCTTTTGTACCTTTTGTTGCTGCACCATTACCGCGTGTTACAACGCCTTCAGTTTTAACATCCTTTTCAGGATAACCATTTGAGTTCACAGCTGGTCCTGGTTGAGGTTGCTTATAACTTGGTGTGCAGCCTTTTCTATCTTTATTCATATTATACTCCTAAGTTGTTGTTACAGTAACAGTTCCAACTCCACCGGTACCTTCTAATTCATCTTCTAAACCTTCTAGTCCTAGTGGGTTATTAAGTCCTACAGGATTCCAGCCATACTGAAAATCCCTTTGGGCATCTAAATTTGTATCAGGTCTAGGATCACGTACTGCTTGTGGGTCTTCGACAGGATACATACCTTGTTTATTTTGTGGGTGATCTGGTTCCCAACATTCGCTACAAACTTTTATATTAGTTTGTTTTGTTTTTATAAACAGGTCTTTTAATTCTTTCAACTTAAACTGAAAACCGCAACGGTCACAGTTAGCTATTGAATGTTTACCCGATGTATATCTACGAGCCATTTATATTCCTATATATGCTGGTAACGGGGTGCAAGTCTTAAATCAGCTTTTTCTCTATCTTCGGTAGATGCAAGCATCCACTGTTCTTCATATTCTTGTTTCAAAAACTGAGTTCTATCACCAGCGTTAGGTATCTTTAAACTTAGATAATATGCAAGTCCTGCAACTAAACATGGTAAAAATCTAAATGGTATTTCCTGATTGGTAACGCCAGTCCCTGCGTCTTCAATCCTTTTCATTTTCCAGTATACAAAAGTGTAGTCGTTAGTATCTGGCATGGGCCATACATTAATGTTTGGCTGCGTTGCTTGCCTGTTTATCCATACTTGTATAGGTCTACCTGTACTATTTTTATTAGGTATTGTTCCCCAAGTAGGAGCGGATATTCTTGATATATTAATATCAGATTGTGTAGTTCCTGTTCCTGTTCTAATAACTTGTTCAATAAGGTCAATAGTATCTGTAGGTAAATTATAAGTTTGAGTATCTTTAGTTAAAGCAATAGAACCTTCTTCAATAGTCCATAAGTTGATACCCCTGTTTGCCCACTCTACAGTTATTAAATTTAAACTACGTCTAGCAGTTCTTAAATCATATCCAGTTCTAAGTTCAGCACCACATCTTTCAAATGCTTCTTCTACAATCTCATTGAGATCTAAATTAAATGTCGTTGTACCTGAAGTTGCCATATTATTTCGCCTTTAGTTTTTCTTCTAGTATATATAATCTAACTTCTAAATTATGTATATCCTCTATAAGTATTTCTTTTATCTTTGCTCTTTCTATCTCATTATCTGAAGATGCTATTATTTCTCCTGAAGGGCTAATAAGGTGACTCAAATTTTGTTCAATTAAAACCACACGACTGTTCAATGTGTTTATTGAGTCTACCACCCACCACATGGATACTAATATTAATGGTACCAAACTTATTAATATTTTACTAATATCCACTACTTCTTCTTCCTGGTTGCCTTTCTCCTTTTGAGTGAAGCAACTCTTCTTGGTTTGCCTGCCGGTTGCCCAAGTCTTTTCTTTTGAGCTATACGCGACCTTTTTTCAGCTGCGGTCATTTCTCCTGATGTTTTAGGAGTTTTGCTAGACACTCTTTTACTAGGTCTGCAATAAGGAGTACCGCGTTTATCTCCTTTCTTTCTACCACACGCTTTACCGGTTCTAACATCTTTCCATTCTTCTTTGAACCAGCGTTTGAGTGCAGCTCCTTTAGCTGTCTTTCTAACTGCCATTATTTTTTACCTGCTTTTTTCTTCCTACACTTAGCAATAGCACCTGATGCATAAGCACTAGGAAATACTTTATATGATGATTTTACTTTATGGTAGCAAGCATCTTTTACACTACCGCCTTTTTTCATTTTAGTAGGTTTAGTATGAGTATAACCTTTTTTCGCTAAAGCTAAATGTTTAGCATGAGTATCAGCTGTTACACTTTTACCTGTTTGCTTGTCATACATTTTATGAGACTTAAATACCTTTCCACCTGCTTTAAAAGCAATAGGTTTCATGGCTTTGCCCATACCCCTACATTTCATCATACCATACGTCCTTTTGTTTTACCTTTTCTGCAGACACCATCTCCACGAACTTTACCACCTGATCTAAATCCAGTCATGCTTGGTCTGCTAGGTCCACGTTTCTTAAGATCAACTTTCTTATCTTTATTTCTAGGTTTAGGTCCAGTACTTGGAGCTTTCATAGAAGTCATAGTAGGTCCTGATGGTCCTTTTATTCTTGTAGGTTTAGGCATAACATCTCTAACTGCTTTATTTCTTTTAGCATCAGGTTTATTAACCTTACTCATATTAGGTCCCATTTTAGTATCTACTTGTTTACCACGCATAGTGCCTGGAACTGCTGAACGCCCACCTTTATCTGTAGCTCTTCTTGGTTTAGGCATTACGTTACCTGGAGTAGTTTTTTTAGTCGTCGGCTTATTAACTTTTTTCTCTAGTGCTTTGATTTGATTTTTTCTAGCGATCCTTTTAATACCACTTTCTTTATTTTTACCTTTACCAGAAGTTTTATCTAGAGCTTTTAATTTTTCTAGTTTTAAAGATTGTTCTAGTTCAGTTCTCTTTTTTTGATTACTTCTTCTTTTTTCTGCTAATTTTCTACTTCTTGATTGTAATGACATAATATTCTCCTAGACAATACGTCCTCTTGTTTTACCTTTCATAGCAACGCCGTCTGCACGTTTAGAACATGAAGAAACTTTGCCCCCTTTTTTCATTTTATGAACTTTACCGCCTTTTTTCATATAACCCATTTTATTACGAACATCTGTAGGTAACTTTTTAAGTCCTGGATTATCTGGTTTTTTAAGCATACCTCCTTCTGCTTTTTTAACTGTCTTTCTTTTCTTCTCAGCTTTTTTAGCTTTCAGCATATCGTTATAGCCTTTTTCAATCATACGTTTTTCTTTAGGAGTAGAAACTGCTTTGGATAAACCTTTATCCATAGTTCTTAAAATAGGTAGACCTTTACCTGTTCTTAAACCTTCGGCATAAGCTTCTTGAGTTTTAGTCATACCACCTTTTCTCATTTTTTTAACTTTGCCACCATACTTCATACAATTAGACATTTCTTTCTCCTTATTTTCCTAAAAACCATGTAACTATAGATCCAGCCAACACTCCGATAAATCCAAAGAACCACATCGCTACACGTTTACCACCTTTAAATTCAGCAAGTGTTTCTTTAATCTCATCAATTGACTTATCCATCTTATCAACTTTGACTATGATGTGATCTACATCTTTTTTCATGTGTTCAATCTCAGCCGAGTGTACTGCTACCGTCTCTTGCACTTTTTGTTCCATCTTAACATTTCCACCTTCGGCGAGCTTGCCGTAACCTAGAGTTAGGGTTTTTAGCTGCTTTAGGAAACTGCTTCATTTGACCTGCCGATCTTGCACAGAATGATTTACGTCTCTTAGCATCTTTAGAGCCTTTTTTGACTTTACCCGTAACTGCTGTTTTAAGTTTAGAACCTGGGTTGGCTTTACGATAGGCTGCAACACCTTTCTTAGTCATGCCTGCCCCTGCTTTAGTCTTTCTAAAATTACCTGACTTTACAGAGGTTTTTATCCCCATGCCCTTCTTTTTAGTTTTTTTCTCTGCCATCAGACACAGTCTCCAAGGGATTCGAGCCACCGCCTACTTTTTTCAACTCTTTTACTCTCGCTCTGTACTTTCTCTGCGAGTTTAGAATCTTCATCTTTTGGTTTAGGCTCTTTATCCATTTAAACATATTATCCGTAGAATACTGTTACTGCGTCTACATTACTTAAAGCACAATAGACATCAGTTTTAAACAATATCCCCTCACCTGGAATATATACATCTGTGCCACTTACAGCAGCGGGAGTATTCACTAGTAACTCAGTTGAACCGCTAGCACCACCATCTTTTAACGTGATAGTGCCTGCGGTACCTGTTGAACGATAATGAATGCTCTTCACTCTGGCACGATGTCCTACAGGAGTTCCTGTAGCCGCTGTTTGTGCCGCGGCTTTTACATCGGTTTGTTCTGCCATGTTAGCCTCCTATTAGCCTGCTGAAACGTTCAATACACCTGAGTTATTCCATAGTTGACCTGCATTAGATGGGTCAGATGTTGGTAAAGAAGAAACTACTATTACAGCTCCATTTAAAGTTACTGTGCCTGTAGTTGATGTGATACCGTTGTTTGATACAACCGGTCCTGAAAAGGTTGTTGTTGCCATTTTATTCTCCATACAAAGTTTAAGCTTATCCGTCGTGTATGCGTCTGCTGGGGCAGTCTGATAAGCTGGATGTTCCCAGATAGTTAAATCATACTCTTATTGCTTATTTTATGCAATAAAAAAGGGGCCGAAGCCCCTTAGTATAAATCGGTAATTACTTATTCATTACATACATTGTAACTTCAAAACCGAATCTCATTTCTGTTGCTGCTGGTTTAGTCCACATAATATTTCTCCTTAGTTATATCAACTATGTTGATAAAAGAATTTTATGTTTTATTTAAATTTATGCACTACTGAAAAACATTAGTTATAGGTAAAAAAAGACCCAGTCGAAACCGGGTCTTTTAGGTATTACTAAGATGCTAATTACGCACCTTGTGAACCCCACATACCTAGTGGATCTGACCAACCAAATGAATAACGCTCACGAGCTTTGTAACGTACGTTACCTGTATCGAAATCGCCATCCATAGATGTAGTTAATGGAGT